GTAAGGGACACCGAAAATCCCCCAGGGCAAGTTGGCCCGACTTACCTCTTTTCAGTGGTAACTTCTTTTGTAGCTTATATTATATTCGCAGTCTTATCCGGACCTGTTTCGAAGAAAGACAAGAGAGAAGTTGAACCCCACGCTATGGAGGGAACCCAACACAACACTACCGAAGAAGTTAGTGAGGGTGTTGGTACCACAGTTGAACAGAATGTTCAATTTGTGGACACAAATCCGGGATATCAAAACGCTGAGAAGGCCAATTTTGATCCCGTACGAGACCAAGCACTACTGTCTGACGCATCTTTGGATGAATTTTTTGCCAGACCTATAAAAATTGCTAGTTTCGATTGGTTGATTGGTGGATCGGCTCTTCACCAATCTTTTAATCCTTGGAGTTTGTATTTTCAAAATCCTCGTGTTATAAACCGTCTTGCCAATTACAAGCTTATGAGATCTAAACTGCATGTCAAAATTACTATTTCTGGCACACAATTTCATTATGGTCGGGCACTATTGTCTTACAATCCGTTCCCTATCTATGATGACTACACTGTTGACAGAGTAGCTTTAGACACAGATCTTATAGCTGCAACACAGCGACCACATATTCTTTTGGATCCATCTACTTCTCAAGGTGGTGACATGGTTCTACCTTTTTTCTACTATAAGAATGTGTGGGACATTACTACTTCCGACTGGCGTGAAATGGGCGAAATGCTTTTAGTTCAGATGAATGAACTGAAACACGCTAATGGAGGTACTGACCCTATTACAGTCAATGTGTTTGCATGGGCAGAGGAAGCCAAATTTGCTATTCCTACGAACTTGTTACCAGATACTTTTGTGGTGCAAGCTCAAGGTTCAGATGAATATTCTGGGCCTGTAAGCAGGGTAGCAGGTATTGTGGCAAGTGCAGCTGGTAAGCTCACTTCTGTCCCTCCCCTTGCAGCTTTTGCTCGCGCCACGGAGATTGGCGCAGCAGGTGTTGGTGCGTTGGCTACTTTGTTTGGATACAGTAGACCTGTAGATATACAACATAGCCAATTTCGCCCCAACACCAAAAGTAGTTTTGCAGTAACCAACAAGTGCGATGATGTCATGAAATTGACAGTGGATGAGAAACAAGAGCTCTCTATTGATCCCAGGACCGCAGGTCTCGGTGATGTTGATGAGCTTGGCATTAATTACATAGCCTCAAAACAATCTTACTTCACTCAATTCGCTTGGCCTGTTGGAGGTGCGACTGAATCACTACTTTACAACCAGGTTGTCGAACCTGGTATTTGGCGGTATCAGGGATCGGAGATCCACTTTCCAGCTTGTTCTTTTGCTTCACAGCCTTTCAAGTACTGGAGGGGATCGATGAAGTATCGTTTTCAAGTAGTTTGTAGTTCTTTTCACAAAGGGCGTATCAAAATTGTTTATGATCCTTCTAACACTGGTCATTCCACAGGCACAGAATATAATACCGCCTACACGACCGTTGTGGATATTTCCGATACCACAGATTTTGAAATTACTGTTGGTTGGGGACAAGCGTTATCTTACAGGCAAATTTTGCCTATAGCTTCGCTTGCAACCAATAATTTCTTTGCCACCACACCACTGTCTTACAGCTCTTCCACTGCCACGTATGGTAATGGGACTATTGCTGTATATGTTGTAAATGAACTCACTGTTCCTAATTCGTTAGTTAACAATGATGTCGCTATCAATGTATGGGTCAGTGCAGGTGATGATTTTGAAGTAGCCCAACCAAATGGAGAGAGGATGTCTCGATTACGCCTAACGGATCCTTCTAATCTTGTGCAACCACAAGGTTTTGAAGTTGAACCACAGGGTATGGACGAGGCACTAGATTCCAAACCTACTTCATCAGCACCTATCAACACCAATGGGGCTCTTACACAATTGTCGGACCAAACTAACCATATTCACTTTGGAGAGAATATACGTTCATTCAGACAATTAGTTAAGAGATACAATATACATGAGTTCCTGCAAGGCAGATTTGGTGTGGGTTCCCGTACTACACGGTATACTCGCCCTGCCCTACCTTTTGAACCTGGATATTCTGCAACCTCTTCTGCAAATATAACTTTGTCTTTAGTTGTTCCCACAGGAACAGCTGCTTACGCATATGGGTATATGACGTTGATTAAATACTTATCATGTGCTTATGGTGGATGGAAAGGTGGTATTCGATATGTCATAGACACGTCGGAGATTACCAACCCATCTAGCATAGTAGCGGGTATACTTGTAGAAGATCCTACACGGATTCCAGGTGCTTTTGCTGTTTCACGAGGTGACATGGGAACAGCAGCTGCAAGGGCCTCTAACGTGGCAACTTATTATGTTGTGAACGGTCATGGAGGAATTACACTTCAATCTACTGATGTAAATAATACAGTAGCTTTTGAAGTACCCTACTACTCCAATTATCGGTTCACCCCAGCCAAACAACGGATCAAATTCAACGCGACAATGTTTAACCAGCCCTATTATGAGCTTAAGTTGAACTTAGACGAGGGTTTGTCCACAGACAGAGCAACAACATACGTTGCTGCAGCCGAGGACTGGACTTGTTTCATGTACCTTGGTCCGCCTGTATTTTATTACGAGGCAAGTGTGCCCAGCATTTAAAATGGGAAAAATCCTGATGTAATGTCAGGTATGTGACAGAAAGTAACAACGATTTCTGCTTGCATTATTTTTACACTACGAAAGCCCGTAGTGCGGTATAGATTTTACATCTATATCGTTGGCGATTACTTAGAAGTTTTATGATACTAATTTAGACTTTTGGCAAGTAATTGCCAGAAGTTGTCCTGTTAAATCAGGTTTTTATGTGCTTAATTTCAAAGGTCGCCAGATCGTTGTATCAAGATTCGAACGTATTCAGAGGTCACATTACCTTGGAAGATGCGTTTAGACCATCTG